AGCAAATCCGCCATTAGCTGCAATTAATTCATCGCCTTTTTTTATTTCACCTACTACTTTTACTTTAACACGGCCTTTTAAAGCAACAGGTTGGCCATTTGCTTTTGCGTTCATTAAGAAAGCAGGTCTTTCAGAAATTACGCCTAAAGCTCTATGTCCTAAAAAACATTCTGTTACTTCTTTATCTCCACCTACCATAACAACTGTGCCAATAGCATATTTTTTATCTGTTTCAAAAATTTCTGCTAAGTCCGCATAGTTTGCTTGTGAAGCAGTAGTTGTTAAAACATTTGTACTTGGATTATAAGTTAAACTTGTATCTGTTCTTAAAGCTTGGTTACCTGTAGCAGCACTTGTAAATGTAATGAAGTGTGAAGCATCTGTGGTATTTGTAGCAGTTAAATTAACTGTGTCGGTAGCTGAAGATGTGCCTGTAATTGTAGTTGCAACAAGAGTGTTTACAGTAACAGTACCAGCACTTAAATTTAATTTCGCAGCTGTAATAGTGTTATCAGCTATATCGGCATTTACAATTGTGCCATCAGCAATTTTAGCTGAAGTAATCGCACTATCAGCGATCATAGCAGTTGCAATTGTACCAGTATCGCCAGTTGTTATTACTGTGCCGTCTATGTTAGGTAATGTAATTGTTCTGTCTGCTGTAGGATCTGCTACTTGTAAAGTTGTTTCAAAAGCGTCATTTGTAGTTCCTTCAAAAATAATTGTTCCACTTGTTGTTAAATTTAATTGTGTACCTGTAATTGCACCTGAACCTGTAATTGTCGTACCAGATATGGCACCACTAGAAACAAGTGAGGTTACATCTGTTGTACCTGAACTTAACGTTCCTGTAGTTGTTAAATTTTTGTTAGAAAAACTAATTGCGGCCGTTGATGAAGTAATTGTGCCATTTGATGTTAAATTACCAGTTAAAGTTGTAGCTCCTGCACTTAAAGTATTTGTAACAGTTAAATTATTTGGTATTGTAACGTTATTTGTTAAACTTAAAGTAAGTGTGTCTGTAGCAGAAACAACAGCATTTATTTGATTTGATGTTCCTAAAACATCTAAAGTTTGGCCAGCACCAATGCTTTGAATAGAAGATGATGAATCTCTAATAGTGAAACCAGCGGCAGAAAAAGCCACACCAGCAATTTCTACAACAGCACCACAAATTGAAGTTGCTGATAAACCAGCACCAGCTAAAGTTGCAGGATCACCAAAGTCATTTGTAGTTAAATTATTTAATTTAACTCTTACTTGATCCAATGTGTCAGTTGTATTAATTGTTGTAAAAGCCATTGTTTATTTTTGTAAAACCTCTTTTAACATATTTTTAATTTCAGTTAATTCTTTTTTTAACATATTTATTTCTTTTACCGTATTTCTTATTTGATCACCTTGTACTTCTCTAGTTTTAATACGGCTCATATAAATTTGATATTCTGTTTTAGACGTATTAATTACAGCTTTACTTCTTACGTCTTTAGATAAATTATCAAATCCTAAAACTTTTATTTTATCCATTATACGGCCAATGCTATTGCTCTCATATCTCTTACAATAGGAGGATATGATGAATTTGTGCCTTTTAAAAGAATTTTAATTTGAAAAGCAGTAAATTCTGTTAAATTAGTACCTGTATATTTGTATTCAAAATAAGTATTATCACTTTCAGCAGGTGTTACGGCAACGTCTTCACTGCCATCACCATTAAAAGGTATCCAAGCTAAATCATTTATATTTCTTGCTTCAGAAGCACTTGACGTTCTAAAATAAACTTCTACTTCAGATGTAGCTCTAACATTTTGTGTAAGTCTTACATCTAATGCTGTTGAAGCATTTTCTAAAATAATTGGTTTTGTTAAATAAACAGCAGCAGTGGAAGTCCCTGTGCTTGCTTCGTCATTTACAAATAAATTAGCAGGTGTATTTGCTGATGTAGGTGAATTTAATCTGTTTTGAACACAAACTAAACTTACTCTTTTTAAATCAATTACAGGTGATAATTTTGTATTTGAAGTTGTAAGTGTTGCAACAATAAACAATGATTTGCTACTTGACATTTCGTTTGTTTCATTAATACCACTAGCAACTAATTGAGGTGCTGTAAAAATAATATTTTCGCCAGGTACAAAAGAGATTGCGTTTGTTGCACTTGATAAAGAAAATTCTGTTTGAGAACCATGCACAGATTTACCTGATGTTGTTCTCATAGTGTATGAAATATTTGTATCAGGTAAAACAAGAGAAGAAATAATAGGATTAGCTACGTCAAATAAAATATTTCTTGTAGCAGTTACAGTTAAACCTCCAACATTACCTGATGATGTAGCTGTACCTGCAGTTGTAATATCATATGTATCAAGTGTAACGTTTGATATACTTGTGTACGTGCCGTTTAAATTAGAGTGTGTAATTCCGTTATATGTACCACTTGCAACTCCGGCTATTGTAACATTGTTACTTGTGCCGTGCATACCGTGATTTTTATGATATACTCTAACAACACCTGAAGCGTTTGTTGTTCTTAAAGGACTAGAATTTAAAGTTTTTGCAGCTAATGCTTCATTTACAAGTGTTAAACTACCTGTGACATTTGAAAACTCAGCTCTTTTTATTTTAAATTTTAAATCTTCATTTTGATCTGCCGTCCAAGTAGAACCGTTTTGAGATTTAAAAAATACACCTGCATAAGGTTGTTGTGATATTGTTCTGTCTGAATTTATTTGTGTTTCGCCTATTCTGGCAACATAAACTCTATAATTATCAGTGTTAGCTAACAAACACATACAGTATTCTGTTTTTTCTCTTAAAAATACCGGTGAAGGAAATGTAAATGTTGTAGCTGTAGTTGAATCTGTACTTGTGCTAACTGATGACGCACTCAATACAACTTCACCAAAAGGTAAAATTGTTTTTGAAGGATATCCATTAATTACTTCTCTTACTTGTAAAGTAATTGGTATATTTTCATCTTTTGCAGAAAAATATATATCTATTGATGTTGCAAATATTCCACCTGCGTCATCTACTAAAAATGTTTGTGCAATCGGATCAATCCAACCAATTTGTTCTGTTGTTGTTCTTGTTGATTCTCTTGTAATATTTCTTTGTTCAATTACATCTTGTCTAGCAATAATAGCTTCTCTAGTTGATACAATTGTGTTTTGTACAGTTTCAAGTGCGCCTCTCGCTACGTAGTCAGCTTCTGCTGAAGTTTCAATATCATCTAAACTTTGAGAATTTGTAGATGAGCTTGTAAGCCTAAATGTTCTTTGGCCTGTTCTCCATCTTGGTTTAGTGTCGTCTGTTGCATCAGGTATTAAAAAAGTACCTGAAGCTTCGCCACTTGCGTTTGTTGTAATTGCACCGCCTGAAGCACCACCTGTAGGTGTTACGTAAGTTGATATATCAACATTATCAAAAAATGGATAAACTCTTGTATTTGGTTTTAATCTTTTTGCTGTAAAAGTAATTGTTCTGCTTCTTATAAAAGGTATAAAGGCGATATTTAATACTTTATCTCCTAAAGAAGTTTTTACAACTTGTGGTACAAAATTTGATCGAACACCTGTTCTTGTTTGCGATACTCTTTGTTCTGTTGTTCTTGTAATATCTGCTAATAAAGGTGCTCTGCCACCACCTGCGGCTCTTTGATTTGTTACAACTGTTCCTGTTTCAACAGGTTGTCCTGTCCAGAAATCTTGCCATTCATTCCATATTGTACCAATTTGTATTTCTTCTAAACTTGTATTTCCAAGGTTTGCAACCATTGTATCAAAAGAACCATTTTGATTAATTAATAAATCTGGTAATCTTTCTGTTTCTTTCCATTCATCTCCTGGTGGATCTAAAGTAATAGAACCTGACCAAGTAAATATATTAAAAGGATTTACATTTACAGTTTTACTTGCAAATGGTTGATCTACGTAAGTTGTTTCTGTGTATGGTAATGTAATTAAATCACCTGTCTTTTGATAATTAGCGGCCGTTCTATCAGCGGCAACAATTGCCGTGCCGTCATCATCAGCTTCAATTAAAGATACAAGTTGTTCACTATATAATGGCCGCATATAACCACCTGCCATATCCATCGCAATTTTATAATCGTTATTTCCAGCGTCGCCTATACCATGGCCTGTAAAGTTATCAACAATAAATCCATTTTTAAATCTATCAAATCCTTCTGCATCTTGTATTTGTAAAGCTTGAGCCTGTGTTTCTAATAAAGATAATTGAGTATAATACTCTACGTTTTCAATTCTTCTTTCTAATTTACCAATATCTCTCATTGTATATCTACGATTATCTATTTTTTGAATTATTAAATCGTTTGTGCTTAATGTATAACTATTTAAATATATTGTGTATAAGTGCATTGCGTCATCAATTGATTTTGGAACTTTTGGATTAATTGAACTTGCACCTTTTGCAACTTTAAAATTACCTTCTTTATCTAAAAATATTTTATCTATTCTAGGTAAATAATATTCAAAGTCTGTTGTAATATCAGAACCAAATTTTACAGGATCAATTGTAGAAGCACCTGCTCCACTATATTGTCTCATATTTGCTGAGCCTGTAACTGTTGAAGCGTCATCAACACGAGGTCTAAAATCTAAGCAATCTCTTAAATTAAATTTTTCACCTGAAGTGTCTGATACGTAAGATCTAATACTTTCATAGTCAATAGATGAATAAGAATCAACATCAAAATAATCTCCTGTTCCGTGAGAAAAGTATTCAAAATTAATTAACAATCTTCCCGTAGGTGTTAATTCGCCTGGTTTTAATTTAATACGACTGATATCGTAATAGTTATCTCTTTGACCAGTATCTAATGTAAATCTGCTTGTAATATTTGTGTCTGCTGATGTGGCAGCAGTTGAAAAGTTTGCTGACATAAAAATTGATGTTATTTCGTAAACATCAGCTTTAGCTAATCCAATTGTGCCAGATTCAATAGTAGATTGTGTAGATACGGCTAAGGAAGTGGCTGTATCAGTTTTTGATTTAGAACCTGCTGACGCTCTATTTACTGTTGCTAAAACTTTTAATTTATGACCTTGAAAATTTGATCCGTAATTTAAAGTTAAAATTGTATTACCTGATGATCTTGTAAATATAGCTGAACCTGAATGATTATTGCCTGTTATACTTAAAATATCTCCTCCAACTCCTGCTCCGCCAGAGCCCACTGTCATAATTGAAATTGTATAATCTTTTTCTTCTAACGCTGAAAAAGTTTCATTTGTTCCAGCAGTTAATGTTCCTATACCAGATGATGATAAAGTAACTATAAAATGTCTTCTAATTTTAAATGAAGTATCAGTTAAATTATTATTTGTAGCTGTTTTTAAAGTTTTAATTGTCTCGTAAGGTAATTTAAAAATAGCTATATTTTTATCTGGTGATTGTAATTTACCTCTAAATCTTGTAGCTGTTGTTTTTGTGGATACATCACTTGCACCTACAGCAGTTAATAATTGTAAACTTGTATTTGATGAAATGGATTCAATTGTTCTTGTAACAGAACTGCCAGCGTCAGTTGTAAATACAATTCTATCACCAATTCTTAATTCTGTATTAAAAAGAGTACCAAATCCTGTTACTGTTGTTCCATTGTTTGCTACAGATAGTGTTCCAAAAACAGGAAAACTTTCGCCATTTGTTGTATCTAAAGCCACATCCGCAGTAAATGCTGGAGAGCCGGCCATACCAATTTGTTTTACAAATGAAAAATCAAAAGTTTGTACGCCTTTAAATCCATAACGTTCTGATTGTATAACAGCAGTAGCAGCTGAAGTACCACCTGTAATTGTTTCACCAGAAATAAAAACACCTACAACATCATCTAAAACTAAAACACCATGTCTTGCAATACCGCCTGAAGAAAATGATGTAACGTTAATATCAGATGTACCAGCAGCGTCAAATAATTCAAATGTATTTGTTGTAGGATTTTTTACAGTAAATATTGTGCTATCTGAAACAGCGGCCGAATTTACTTGAAAACCTGCATTTAAAAATTGTATTTGCATACCCTCTTTAAAAGAGTGATTACTTGAAGTTACAACACCAGGACTTGCTACAGTTACGTTTGTAACAGCGGCTGATTTAGTAGTTGATATTGATTGAACAAAACCTATGGCGCCTGAAGTACCGCCTGTTATTTTTTCACCACTAGTAAAAGACTGTGCTGTAGAATAATTTAAATGCGTAAACATTTCTGTGTCAAAAAGATAATGTTTATAAATTGCACTTGTTAATACTGAACTTGAAAAAATATTTGCTGTAGCTGTGCCTGAATTATATTCAAATCCTCTGGATTTTGCACGGCCTATTTGAGGCACTGTAACACCTGTTGTTGATTGTTGTGTACCTCTTGTTACAGTGAGAGTGTCAAATAAATTAAGTGTTTTAAAAGCTTCTGTTTCACCTGCTACAACGCCAATATCAGGTGTATTAAATATGTTTGTAACATTTACAAAATTTTGTAAATCAAAATTTGTATTAAAAGCATTTTCTGTTTTAAAATCTCTTGCCTTATCTACATCTATAAAGGTAGTGCCAATTGTTTCAATTTCATATCCTCTTACGTAAGCTTTACCAGGTGAAAGACCTGCAGCTAACTTTGTTTCTAAACCACCTTCTGTGTCTAAAAAAATACCTCTATTATTACCTTCAACAATATGTTCTCTCATTTCTAAATCAAAATCTTTTACAACATAATCACCTGACTCATCAAAGGTTCTTCTTGCTAATGTATCTTCTAATACAGCGTATTCAGTTGAACGTACAATGTTTTGTCTTATACCTAATTTTAATCTTAATAATTCAAAAAAGTCTTCATCTTCAGTTGATGTTAATGATTTTTTTGAAAGAGTTAAATCAATTTTAAATCTATGAGCACCAGGTGCATTTACATTTGATGAACCTGTTGCATTATCATTTAAAGATGTATCATCATTTGAAGTAACGTTACTTTCTACTACTGTTAAACCTATTCTATAACTTGGAGTGTTTGTATATTTGTCAAGTATAACTGTTTGTGAAGAAACTTTTAAATAAAAACCATTTATATAATAAACGCCTTCTTCAATTGAAGCTGCTGAACCTGTAGCAGTTGTGTTTACAACAGCACTAGCTAAAACAGTTGCTCCGCCTTCATCAAAAGCTTGTATTGTTTCAGCGGCTGTAAATTCAAATGATGTATTGTTTGTTCCTGTTCTAATATATTTTACAAATAAAGTATCTGGATCTGTACCATCATTTGCTGTTGCGTTTATACACAAAGCTCTTACGCCTGATGTAACACCTCTTAATTCTTTACCAATATATGATGATACTGAAGCAAATGTTTTTGAAGTAAGTTTAACGGCGTAATAATTTATGTCAAATGCAATTTGGCCAGGTATGACCATTGCACCTTTTTCAAAAACGTGATCACCAAATCTTTCGATTTGATTTTGTAATATTGTTTGTGATTGTGTTAATTCTCTTGCTTGAACAGCAAAACCTGGTCTAAAAAGAATACGATAAAACTTTTTTGACTCTGAATAGTCATCAAAGTAAGGTGTTAAATTAAAATCTGTTTTAGCTGGCATAGCATTTTAAAACTCTATAACTAATTTAATATTTTCTGTTTGGTCGGCCGCTCTTGTAATTGGAGCTCTATTTTCAATATACAATATATCACCTTGATCAGCGTCCACTTCAGTGCCTTTATAACCACTTGTAAATGTTATTTGATCAGCAGTCTCACTTGCTACAGAACTAGGTGTGCCAGTTGCACCTGAAGTTTGGCCTGTAATTACATTTGCTCCGCTAAATGCAGTTAAATTGCCATTGCTGTCAACACCTTCATCATTAAATCTTGTTTGTATGTAATGTAGTATTCTATTTGTAGAATCATATTCTACAACTTTACCTACAGCACCTGTTGT